CCCACATCTATCTTGACCTGAGCCTCTTTCCACTCGAATAGAAAGCCGCCAGGTCGCTCGCTTATCTCTGGTGTCATACGATACCCTCAAAGCCTTTGTTGCCCTCTTTTTTCTGCTTCTCAACGAGAGGTTTGTAGCCCCGCCTCATCATGGCCAAATCTCTCACCACTTCGGCATAGTATTTAGCGTGAACCGCAGTCGGCGTCTGGCCGATGAGGTAGATAAAATAGTCTGCAATCTGTTTGAAGAACTCCCGCAACTTGTCGGCGTACTCTTCAAGGTGGAGCTTGGGGTACTGCTGTCGAAAGTAATCCATCAGGACGCCTTCCTTGAGCACCGCCATCGCCTTGATGGGGTTCACATAGGGCGTTCCGTCAGGAAGCTCATCTGATAGCCGCTCAAAAGCTGCCCAGATAAGTTGATTGCGCTCCCTGAAAAAATCCTGAGCAGAAACCATACTTCTGACTTCTGCCCAGGATTCAGGCTGGATAATGACGGATCCTATGAGTCCTTCCTCCGCCTCGAACGAGTGCGGCTGCATCGGTGTCTGCATCTACCGCCTTCCCCTGTCGCTCTTCTTCTTTAGCGAGCGCATATAGGCTCGCCTGTCTCGTCTGTTTGGCTTTATCTCTTGGGGCTCAATACAATGGCATGGCCCCCATTCAATCTCGCCATCAATCCGATAACCAACCTTCCCCCTGCCCCAGCACATTTTGCAGTGAGGGTTTGGCTTGGGCTCTTCGGCCTTTTGCTTTCGGAAGAACTCGACTAGGTTTTTGATAACTTGCATCTACCTCGGCCACTCCTTGCCACAATATGTATATGGTTGCCCCTGGCAGAGCGTGCAGGGGTCAAACCCATCTTTGGGGACAAGTTGAACTAGGGACTCCCCATCGTAGGCGTAATCAATAGCAAGACAAACCAAGCTGGGCCAGCAATGTTCTGGGTGTGCTCCCTCAAACCTTTCTAGGATGTCAATAGCCCTGTGAAATCTCGTTTCCCAAGTGCTATCATTTAGGCGTTGTGAGAAACGGTCAGCTTTTACTTTTGCGGCTTGTTGGCAGTGTTCACAATTACTGTTCATCTCTCCCCCATCACCGCCGCTTCTCAATAATGTCAAGAAGGCGATGTGTAATCTTCAAGTCCTCAACACGGAGGCGCTCGTCCAGACGAGGCTTGATATGCCCCTGTTGCTCCAAGGATTCGACAAGGCTCGGAATATCTCGAAAGTCAATCCTCACATCAATAGCCTCGTCAGGTAGTTCAATCGCCTCCTCATACCAGCCAGCTTTCACATGGCACAATAACCTCCAAGAAGGGTCAAGAAACCAAGCTCCATTGTGATAGCGCTTATCAGGCATCATTACCTCCTTTCTCCCCCATCACCGCCAGCCCTTCACCCTGATGAAGGGCCAGCAGGGCGGCCTCATCTCTAGTCATCGGATACCTCCCTTCAGCCCTTCAAATGGCAACTTGCTCAGTAGCTCGCTTTCGCTGCTCATGCACTCCACAATTTGGGTCCACAGTGGCAACGGCAATGGTGCTTTCCTTCGTAGCAACCACCTCAAAAGCCCCCGCAGACCACGTTTCCACTCCCGCTCAGCCGCCTGACGCCTTGTTTCCTCAATATCCCAATCGAGCAATGTGACTGGCATCTCTCCTCCTTTCCAATACACAAGGCTACCCTATATCACCAGCCTTCCAACCACTCCTCAATTGCCTTAACCCGAGCTGAATCCAAGTCGGCAAGTATCCGTTCGTAGCCAGTTGCGCACGGTTTGCAGAAAACCAAGAAACGCTTATTGAACTTGTACGTTTCTACCCCAGTTTCCGTTTCCCACTCGACAGCGCACCTGTCGCAGGTAACAACTGTTTTGACTGCCATCTCTATCACCTCCCCTCAACACACAAGGCCAGCCCCGTGAACCCGAAAGCTCACGAAGTTGGCCTTGAGCAGGAATGTATTTGGTTGTTAGGCTTACTTATCCGTTACAGGCTCGATGATGATTCTATCTCGTGTTACTGTAGCCTTGAGCCTGGTCGGTATCCAATGCTTGGGTATAGGAAGTTCAAACCCAAGGTAGATAAGTTCTAGGGTAGGTTCACAGGTCAGTTCATCGAAGATTGGAGTCTCATATTGCTCCATCATTCACCTCTTAGCCGCCGAGGTCTCCAAGGCCTGCTCAAGACTAATTGGGGGCAGCCCCAGAAACCCCGACGGCCACTCTTAGCAGTGAAATAGATAGTGCTTGTGCGTAGCAGGCCTTTGGTTACAGGGGCAGGGGTTATCTCTATCATCACTGAACCTTTCACCTTCGGCAAACACCCATCCCCCAGCCAGGCCAGTGATAACCGCTGCCATCCGTTCCTTGACTTCTTCAAGGGGCAGAGACGAGCACACTGATGCATTGCCTAACCCCTCTGCGTAGATGATAAAGTCATCATCCTCTGCCTTGGATGCCTTGATTGCTTCCTCTAATGCTTCAGGCGAACCATATCCTAGAAAGTTACTCATTGTTTCTCCTCATTTCTTCCTCAACCACCACAGCAGAAAGCCATAGAGGGCAAGAAGAACTGTCGCACCAGCGATCATCAGAACCGCTAACTTCTCAAGATTCATCCTTCACCTCGTGAGCCCTTCTTGGAAGGGTGAAGGATCATCGGTATCCTCTAAAAAGATTACCAAGCCTCTCTTGTTCTCCACTTCTAGCCTGAGGAAGGGGTGGTCAGTTGGAACTTGAACTCCTGGTATAATCCATACAGTTGGGCATTTGGCCTTCAGCGCCTCCAAGACGGCGTCAGCGCCAGCCTCATAAGCAGTTCGGTGCATACCCGCATAATAACTAGGTATCGACCACCCCTTGGGTCTCCATCCTTGCTTAGTCAAAGTAGCACCATCCTTTCAGGAGTAGCATAAGAAAGCGCCATAGCCTTTTGTGAAGAGGGAAAAGAAGTTCAACCTTTATTCGACCCTGACGGAACTTATATTGTGTATACACCAAGTCGCTCACAGCCCAGCCTCCTGCCTGAAGGCTTGCCAGCATAAATTACAATGATGTCGCAAGCGTGGAACAGGGTAATGATTGCAGACTTCCATGCCCCACTCCGCTATCTTGCGGGCTTGGGCCTGGGCACCATCAGCCCACTCTTCGGCCAGTTGGTTTATCATATGTTTGGGAGGCATCTTCAATCCGTGCTTCGCCTCCAATTCCAACATACGTTCATACATACCATCCCACGGGCTCTCAACCTTCCAGTCGCTCATTTGGCCTCCTCAATTTCTAAGCCAAACCACCGACACCCATGATTCCACTTGTAGACAAGCCAAGCCCAAAAGCTCTTGCACTGCCAAGGAAAAGAGTAGCTAATGTTGTATCCTAAAACCTTCATTTTCTTGCCTCCCTGAACCAGCCATCTTTCTGTATAGCCTCTTTCGTTGCGCATATTGCTTCAAACTCGCCCTCATAACTATGCGGGTCAGGGCTAGGCGGTTCCGCCCCCAAGTCCGCCACCTTCAGGGCGGGGATGTCTCTTAACAATCTTTGTGCCCTAGCTAAGAACATTGGTTTCATATCAGCAGCCCATAAAATTGCCTTGTCCCACCAATCTTCACCAAAGCCATAATGCTGGGAGAGTTTCCTTGCTATTTCCTCAATTACCTGTTCCCTTATCGACATCCCTGGCCTCCTCATTACTCCGCACCCATATGGCTCCATCCAAATCTACTTTGCATTTGGGCAGAGGCTTAATCTTCCCTAAGTTAGTTTGTGGCTCTAGCAAGTCACTATCGAGTTTGATGTCTCCACCTTGGTCTCTGAGAACCGACATTGAGCACCCATCTTCTCGCTGTATGCTTAATCCAAGGTCATGGGCATCCCAAATTACATAACGCAAGCCTCGGGTTGTTTCCAACACAATTGCATTTGCAGCCCTTGGTTCCACCTTCATTATTCGGCCTCCTCTCTCTTGGCCCACCTATCTATGACCTTGCATCGGATTCCATAGGATTGAACTTGACCAGTCATCATTTCGATCAAGTCTTTGCGTTTAGGTTTCAATATAACCGAGATATCGCCATTCTCATCTGGGAACTCTTCATAATCGGAAACTGTGGCCGCCCCTCTCGCCATACCCTTAATCAAAGCAATTAGGGGAGTGTAGATTGCTCTGTTGTCACCGATATTAAACCAAATCTTAACCCTTGGTTCCTTCATTCCTTGGCCTCCTCTCCTCGCTCACCGAATTCAGTCCTTATTCCAAGTTCGAGAACCCCACGGGTTATTGTATTTGCAAGTAAATGATTTCGTTTCGGTATATGCATCGCAATTCAGACAGCGATAATGGTAGATGAGAACATTGCCTTCCCATCTTGAATCAATAAACCTGATGCTCTCTGAATCACACTGAGGGCACCTATCTAATTTCGACATCCTTGGCCTCCTCGTCTATCAGCATTTCAAAAGTTCTACATACTGACATAGCCGCCTCCTCTTCGCCTACCATTGACGCACATTGCACCTCCCCCTTGGGGTTCTGAAGATGACTAAAGTAAAAGAACTTATCATTTGATAGGTCATAGAATGACCATAGCCTAATCTCCAGTTCCCGCTTGTGCGCTTCAGGCACCAACCACTTGAAGCAGGCATCGAGGCTAGAAGTAAAGAGTATCTCATAGGCAACATTAGCCCACTCCGACAGCTTCCTATTCAGTTCCTCACTCATTCCTTGGCCTCCTCAATATTGACCCTTACGATTCGCCCTTCGCCCCTAGCTTCGGCTTCCTTGAAGCCATCGGGGGAGCACATCTCTACTAGAAATCTTCTATCGTAAACATAACAGTAGGCGCCTGTCTTATTGTCAAACCAAGCCCAATACAACTTCCTATTCAGTTCCTCGCTCATGGGTGCTCCTCCGTATTCTTCCCAAGCATCTTGGTCTAGTGGTGCGTATTGGGTCATCATCCCTCCTCTCCGCTGCCTCTCTCCAAATCCTCTGCTGTAGCATGAGCGACGTATTCAAGGTCGTCAGGATTATGTAGGATATAAATAGAGCCAACCCTTTGCGATATTATAAGCACCTGCCGCTCCCCCTTGAAGACTACCTCATCCCCGATTTTGAACTTCGCCATCACCGCCTCCGCTGCCGCCGAGGGTGGCTGGTAGTATAAGCCTACTCGGCTTCTCCAGCCTAAACTGAGTAGCTAATTCAGTCCGCTTTCCCATCGCTGCCTAGCTTATGCCAGTGGTGCGCATGGTTTCGGCGCATACTCCACCCCCAGCGGCAACCGAGAACCCTGCTTGGCTTAGGACTGTAGCTTGGTATCAGTCACCCGATATGTGCTTTACCCCCAAGCCAGGTATCATCGGTGGGGATTCCATCTACCCGTTACGCCACCAAGCAGGGCACTCATCCCCGAGGCCAACAGCGCTTCATGCGGATAGAGCCGGCTTCAGGGGATTACCACAAAGCTGCTCCACAATCCCTTGTCTCAGTATGTAGCTGAATCCCAAACAGGAATTTACGGCAACGGGCACAAAAGGCCCAGTATGTTCGATTTGGCGCTAGGGGATAGAGAAGCTTAACTCTCTTGTGCCTACTTGTGGCCCAGCAAACAAGCCTGCCCAGCGTTATCGCCAACCAATACGGCCATACTGTCGGGTATATCCTTATTGCTTTGTTCATCATCAGCCTCCCGACAACTCGATGGCTTGCAGAACCTCGCACAGAAACTCTATGTAGGCTTGCAATAGCTCTGCGGATGGGAAGACATCGCCAAGCAGGTCTAAGCTGGTAATCTCTCCATCACGCACTAGTGCCTTCCAAGTACGGTCGCCCCCAAGCATATGTCTGTCGAGCATCTTGACCTCCACCTGTACCTCTTTTACTTCGGTTAGCATGATACCCCCTTCTACCCCTTACAACGCTAGAATGTTATGTCTCTGCTCTTGCTACCGAAGAAACTCATTGACCGCACCTTATCACATCCATCCCGTTTAGCTACTGTTAGACCATCCTCCCATCTTCTGAGAAGACTAGCGGGCTTGTTGCAATAGCAGCATTCAAACTCCGCACCGACAAATAGCCATATACATGTATTCGCCCCCTCCCCTGGTCTACAGAACTCCTTGACCTCATCAGCACTAAGATAGATGTCCGTTGTGAAGTCGCCAACAATAGCTCTCATAGCTTCGCCTCCTCAAACATCCTGACCTCACCCCTTATCCCGTAAGGATTATTCCTTGGGCTCGTCTATCAGCTTCTCAATGGCACGGCACAGGGCTAGGGCAGGGGTTTCAGCTTCACCATAGCTTCTGCTTAATAGTTTCCCGACGCCCCCGCCTGCCAATACATCGGCCATCCATTTTGTGGGATGGTCGAGGCCATTACTCAGGGTAACTTGTCTTAGCTTCGGCACCAGCCACTTGAAGCAGGCATCGAGGCTGGAGGGGAAGTCGGGTAAACGATATAGGTGTTCGTCGCCTATTGATACCTTGCTAGGCGGTGACATATTGGGTTCAAGCCACAATTCCTCATTGTTCAATGACCAGTAACCCTTTCGAAACCCTGCCCACTCTGCCAGCTTTTCAATGTTCATTCCTTGGCCTTCTTCTCGTTGCACCATTTATTGTCTGCTGTTCTATGAGACCACCAGAACTCATCGCCCTTGGTGCGCTTCTCAAAGGCGCAGCCGTGCTCCGTACACCAGTGAGCGGGCTTGGCATCTTCGGGTGCTGGCGTGGTCTTCTCAGGATACACCGCCTTGCGGATTGCGGGGAGAGAATGCGGCTTGTAACCATTCTTTATCAGCCATTCCGTTGCCAACGGTATCCTTTTGAAAAAATTGGCTGCCTCTTCGTCTGAGCAGGGCACTGCCCGCACTGTGATTTGCCAATCGAATCCGTCTGCGTCTAGGCATCGTACATTGGCGCTATAAGGTGCTTCTTGCATGGTTCCTCCTCACTTATCTATAGGCAGACTCGGTGGTTCCCCCACGCCATATCTGGAAACTAGCTCGTCGACCAGCCTGTCGCTTTCTGCCAGGACTTCCTCCATTGTGGCTCCTGTGCCTTCCACAGTGCAATCAAAGGTGAGAACTCCCTTGCTGGTCTGGCTCACATTGATGCGGTGTCTCCAAGACTTTTCAACTTCCATGTCATCCCTCCTTGAAGGCTTGCCAGCAGGCATTGCAACTCTTTCGCTTCTTGGGCAAATATCTAGGTGCGTAATGCTCCTCACAGAATTCCTCGCCCCACTCCACATCCTTCTGGTGGGTCTTCTTGTCTTGGGCTTGGGCAACATTTCGTGCTCTCGCAATCTCCTGATGTTCTGCTTCGCCGCCAAGCGCATCTACGATTTCTGGATCCGTCAGCAGTCTCTCGCTCATGCCTGTTTCCTCTCGGCCAATTTCCGCTTGCAAGCCGCACAGTTATCGGGACTATCATCGTTCCCTTTTTCTAGTTCGGGATTTCCGACCAAAGCCCAGCGCCGGCACAAACTCCGAGGACCAACAAAATAGTGCCACTTCCTTGAATTTATCAGCCATGTCCAGCCTTCCTGTTCGCTCATGCCTTCACCTTCTCTTTGGCCTCAGCCTCCGCACACGAGTTATTGAAGGCCGCCTTGCTCAGAAACACCTGTTTCCTATGCTTCGCACACCAAGCTCGCCACGCCATGCCCTCTATGCGCTCGCAGAAGCGGCAATCACGGCAGTAAACCTTATCGCCCACGTACCATCTCCTCATAAACTTGCTCCGCCGTTTCATCTTGCCAGCGGTCTTCTGCTATTCTCTGTTGGCAATCTCGGCATAGCCCCTTGTCCGTCTCGTCCCTGTCCACCAGTTGGTTCTGACATCCTTTGCAGTAGAGCTTGGGATACATCATGCCTCCTCATGGCGCATGCAGTCGGGATCAGGCAAATCATCACCTCTCAGCTCGTAGGTACATCCCTCCTCGTCATCCCACCACCTGCAAGTTACACAATACTCCCTCCAGAACTTCGCATACCTGATGAACTTTGGTATTTCCATAACGCCTCCCTTAGAACCAACTTGGTATCGGCCTTACTTCTCGTTTCTCTGGGCAGTAGCGACATGCCTGCCTGTCCCCAGCCATGTTTATCACCCAGAAGTGAACTCCACCCTTCGAGCATCGGTGCCTTCCCAGCCTCTTATAGCGGCGATCAGCCCTCAAGACGACTGCCGACGGCAACGGCCCCATGTTTGGTCTCGCTTGCTTGTGCCTCATAATCCTCTCTCATGCATTTGCCACATAATGCTTCGGCTATCTCAAACTTCCAGAAAAGCTCTCTCCCGCACCGAGCGCAAAGAAGTGCTGTAATGTCCAGCTCCGCCTTACCTATAACCAGCCTGTTCATTTCGGTTCCTCAAAGCCGCAATCACACGGGCCTGCTGGATATGCTGGCTCGTTATGGACAGCGCAATCGCTGCTATGGCAAGTGGGCACTTCCTTCACCCAGCCTGCATCCCGCATGTCCTGCTGGCAAAGGGCATAGCCAGCCGTGTATGCCTGATGGGGAGGCAGGGTAATAGCACTGATAGGTACATGCTCTGGCAACTCCGCCTCCCTATCCACCACCGCCAGCTCAGGGACGTAACAGAGCAGTAGTTCAAGAGTTAAAGAGTAGCCATAATTTTGTACCGCATCTTCTAGGTTGCTCTCTGCTCTATCCCTTGTCTCCGACATCTCATACCCCCCTAATAAGGATTTGGAGAAGGGAACCGTATCGGCGGCTTCCCCTTCTTCCACTCTGCGTGATATAACTCATATAGCTTTAATCCTTCTGCGAGCTCGGGGATGGAGAGGATTTGTTTTATTGCTTCCTTGGCCTCTGGGCACAAGCCCCTTTTTTTACTGGCGATGGCCTGTCTCAGTAAGGGCATAAATTCCTCAATTTCAAATGGTGAGCCACGCCACCCGTATTCACTAATGACATACCTGATAGCCTCATACATCTTTGGCGCTGCGGCACAGAGAGGGCACTTCTGGACTCGTAATTGTATTGAACCCTCGGCAATAGAGCCGCTTATTGCGACAACGTGGCATTCACATTCTGGTGTATGTGCCATCTCATACCCCCTTAGCCGCTCGCTTGGGTTCGTGGATTTCTACATCCTGCCTCGGAATCCACATCTTGCCCTTGATAACCCTGACGAGGACATTGTGGCCGCCTCCATCCGCCGCCACCACGCCATAGATATACTGCCCTGCACCAACATACGCCCTCACGAGCTTCCCTGAAATATTTTTGGGCATCTACTTCTCCTCCACTCTTGTCCAAGAGACAGTCAACGGCTTTCCCTCCAAAACCAACCTCACAGCCTCAGCCTTGGTATCAGCATCAATGGTCTCCGTCCACTTCTTGACAGTTCCCGTTAGAGCCTCATAGGCCGCTAGATGAACTACGCATTGCATCACTTGCCTCGGAGGAAATCAATCACCAACAAATCGAACTTCCCATCAAACGCCCTCGCCCTCACGATGCCCCGTAACAGCTTGAGGCCGATGGGCTGGTGGCCCCTTCTGGTTAAAGACCACAGAGGCTGCGACACGCCAACCAACTTCGCCATCTCCGAGTCCGACCACCTCTCCTTTTGCTGGCGAGACATTAGGGCTTTCATAAGCTTGGCGTCAGTGCCGTTTAATGCGTTCATAGTTCCGTTGGCCCTGTTTTGTATCTGTGCCATGAATTTCCTAAAGACCCTCTGTGCTTGCGCTATTAACATATTAAAGCCCTCCCTCTCTGGTGTCAAGGGTGCTCAGGGCAACTAGCAGCCACTCAGGACGGTTGAGGGATGCCCTTAACACCAATAAGCCCCTTTTTCTTTGTTTTCTTGACATCTTAGGTTCTATCATTTAATCTATTAAGGAGATGCCTTTCGGGTCACAACTACGACAAATCCGACTACGGCGTGGCCTTAGCCAAGAGCAGTTAGCCGAGGTTGCTGGTATATCACCTGGCTATATTAGCTTGTTGGAGACAGGCGAATCCCAGAACCCGTCCCATGACAAGGTGCAACGCTTGGCAAGCGCTCTCGGTGTGACCATAGACGAACTGTGGCAAGAGACTGCAAATCCCCGTCCTCTCAGCCTTCGTGAGCACATTGAGGGCCTTCGCTATGTCCTGCCCGTTGAGGTTCCTATCATTAGCTGTATCCCCTGCGGCGAGTTTTACCCCGAAGATGGAGTGCCTGCGAACTATGTGTATATCGCCAAGGAGGATTTGGGAACCGTTCGCAACCCTTACGCATTGAAAGCGGTGGGGGAATCCCTTGCTGAGCTCGGGATTGAAGAGGGCGATGTCTTGATTGTTGACCCCGACGCCAGCAGCCTTGGGCCTGATAAGATATGTATTGTCCGCACTGAAGATGGCGTAGCAGCTCGGCGTTGCTCCAATATTCCGCCCGATGCAGAGATTCTTGGCCGGGTAATCCTGGTCAACCGTTGCAGGCGAGTCTAGTATTCGAATCGTAGGCATCACTATGTTTTTGGAGACAGAGAAAATAGGCTTGAGACAACTTGAAAGAGAAGACTTGGCTCAAGCTCGGGATTGGCGAAACCAGCCCGAGATTCGGGAGAGAACCCGAGAGTATGCGCCCCTGAATATGCTCAATCAGGAGAGGTGGTTCGAATCCTTGCTTGACAGGGCAAACATCATGTTCGCAATAGTATCTAGGGAGACAAGTCCACCTCGGCTTATCGGTGTATGTGGTTTGGCGCATATTGACCGACAAAATAGGAATGCTGAGTTCTCCTACTACATAGGTGATGTGGAATCGAGAGGCAGGGGTTATGGCCGCCATGTGGCGTACCTGCTCTTCGAATATGGCTTTGGGGAGCTGGGGCTGCACAGGATATGGGGTGAGGTCTACGGGATTGCTGGGGATATTCTGGAGATAGACAAGAAGCTCGGCTTCAAGGTGAATGGGACATTGAGAGAAACTTATTTTTGCAAAGGAAAATACTGGAACAGTTGGATAGTCTCCGTCTTGGACAGCGAATGGTTCGCTGTGAGAGAAAGTTATTTGGCAAAAGAGTCGACTGTCTCCAAGAAAGCCTAGCACTATTTCCCTTCCTAATTCAGGCATATCGGGATGAGGATTTCGACATCGCCGGCGGGATCGAGCTCCAGCTCTGAGTTGTCCCAACGGCCCCGCAGCGCCCTAGTGTTTCCACGGCTATCCAGCAGTTCCAGAACTGAGAGATACCTTGCATTCAGCGCCATGATTTGCTCAATCCTCTTGACCATGCCGATTTCACTGAGTTTCATATCCCCTCCTTTTACTAGAATGCCCGTCTCAGCGCCGAAACGGCGTTTTCTAGCTTCGACTCTTTTCACGAATTATCGGCAGCAGTGTGTCAGGGTGTCGCACGGGGAAATGCTTGCGCAGCAGTATTCGGCGAGTATCGTACCCCACTCGTTTCCATTGCCCCCGCAACCTCCTATCCTCTCGAAGTTTCGAGGCAATATAGAGCCACTCTGTTGCATCTACTGCCCCAGCCCAATGGGGAATCAGGAGCTTGCGCTGGTACATCTCCAGCAAGAGGCTGCCAGCATACCGCTCTTCCAGAGTTTCAGTTGCCATCTTTCCTCCAAATAAAAAAGCCCCCTTGGGGGCCGATTACACAGAAAGGGGGTAGGGGAAGCTAAACAGGGGGGATAACCCTATCCGAAGCTAGCGAGGACAACAAGTGATCATCTTCCCTGCTAGAATACGGTTTATGACACGCTTCCCAATTCAAAATGCTACTTTCCAATCTATTTTCTGGCCTCCGAGGGAATATAACCAGTTGGCGAAAACAGGCAGGGCAGGTTGCGATGAGGCAAGATAACTCTCTTACTCTTGAGCAGGTCTTTGTGCTCTATGGTCAGACGCTCTATATTGAGGGGAAATCGCACTATACGATTGAGAGATTCTATTGTAAACATATCACCAACTTTGCAAAGTTCGTCGGAGCTAGCATACCCATCAATCAAATTAGCACTAACCTCTTACGTAACTTCCTCTCCGAACTCGCGAGCGGGCGTATAACCAACCACCCTGGTGGGCCAGCACGCAACCATGCTTACCATAGGACTTTCCGAGCCTTCTTCAACTGGATGGTCAGAGAGGGCTATCTTGAGAAAAGCCCCATGACCAACATAAGGCCGCCCAAGCTGCCAAAGATGATGATTGTTGTTTTCGCCAATGAGGATATTGCTACTCTGCTGAGATGCTGTAACGGCAGGTCGTTTATAGACGTACGGAATAAGGCTATCGTGCTTGTGTTGCTGGATTCGGGATTGCGGGAGAGTGAATTCCTTGCCATGAAGCCTGAAGATATAGAGATGGATAACGGCGAGATAAAAGTTTGGGGAAAGGGCAGCAAGGAAAGAGTAGTGCGGATTGGCAGCAAGGCACGCAAAGCCTTGCTGCGATACTGGTCTGTCAGGGGTAGTGAAAAGGGGGCATTGTGGTTGTCTGCTGACGGCAAGCCCATCACTGACTCTGGGTTGTACAAGGTATTCCAAAGACTCGGGAAGGCTGCTGGTATACATAGTGTACGCTGTTCTCCTCATACCTGTCGCCATACGTGGGCTACTCGTCTGCTAGACGGCGGCGCAAATATTCGGGATCTCCAAACTCTTGGGGGCTGGGCCACGTTGGAGATGGTTTTGCGCTATGCCCAGAAGCGGGATTCTGCTGTTGCTCTTCGTGCTCACGAGAAGTATTCTCCGATGGACAGGCTGCTGAGGTAATCTCCTCATGGAGTATGCTAAAAAACTGAGCACATGCGCTTAGCATCTCTTCTAGGGCTTTGTAGAAGTCAGGATGGCCTGCCACTAACTAACAATCCTCGCATCGTTGTAATAGCCGCCCCTAAAGGGGATAAGCTTTACCTTCTTGATGCGGCGTGCGGGATACCATACTAGGCAACGCTCCTTACCCGTGCCCTCAACGCCACGATAGCCTTCCTGCGTAATATAGTAGGCATGTTCTCGTGCCGCTTGCTCGGTACGCACCTTGTAGGCGATAATGTTGCCATCATCGAAATAGATTTTGACCTCTACCATTTCTACCTCCCTGGATACTTCAGCCTGCAATAGATTGCAGAGAACACGAGAACAGCCAGAACAATTAAGGAGACGATGTAGCTCACCCACCAGCACCAGATGCCGCTATCGGCAGCCTTCACTAGCCGCCCGCACAGGCTGAATAGCAAGACAATAAGCCAGACAAAGCTGAAGCTCCTGGTGCTCTTGGTCTTCCAGAGCTTCCATATCTGGTGAAGGTTCCCTACCCATGTCGCCGCCACACAGCTTATGTATAACCAGTCAAGCACTATATTTCGACCCTTATTCTGGGCTGCCCCATACCCTTGAGCTTTATCGTAGGCGTCTCAAGGTCTACTGGGGGGAAGCCTAGTCTCTCAGCGTATCCGCCCCACTTGAGGTAGGCATTCGTTTTGACAAGCATCTTTCTCTTGGCCGTTACTATACCTATCCTGAAGCCGCTCTTTTTGTCGATATGCGTCCGAGCATCAGGCATTAGGTAAACATCGGGGGCTACATTAACCACATGGTCATGGCTCATTGCATAGAGGTCAGCATGTAGCCAGGTCGCCAGCCTCTCAACTTTCACTGCCTTAGCTGATTTTGTTCTGGCCCCGCCATAGCCGTGAGTGGTATAGATAAAATATGTGTAGGGCTTGTCCTCGTGTCGATTGTTTCCCTTGCCGAAGCTTACCTTGAGATATAACCCCTCAGGTCTGTAGGGAACGCCGAGAGCTTTGGCAATGTCCTTGCTAATGTCGATGCCAGCTTCTTTGTAGATGCGCCACTCGTGGTTGCCGTCATCAACGCCCAGACACTTCTCCCGAGTTGGATATAATGCCTCTATGACCCAATCTCGCTGGTCCTGGGGGGTTCCCACTTGCCGGTAGATGTCGCCCTTAGAACTCCGTAGCGTCGATTCCGCAAGATCGCCATTAAGGGTATAGAACGCATTAGGCGTCTCATCAATGAATTTCATCTGCCGGTGGAAATGACGGGGACTGAACTGGAGACTTCCATAGTGGAGATCGCTGATGTGGAAAAGTAGTAGTTCCTTGAAGTCGGGGTCTAAGAGGTGGGCAAAGTAAATGATTTCGGCAGGAATCCTGTCGGCTCCTAGCAAACTATCACCTACCTTCTAATTTGTTGAGGCCGCCAAGGGTGGCGAGCACTTCCCAGCATTTTGGTACCAGGCACCACCCCAGCGGCCCCATAGAAGCCCCACCAATCGTAACTGGTGGGGAACATTGACCCTGCTTGGCTAGGGATTTGCACCCTAGATGATGGGGTGAGACCCAGCCCTCTAGGGCCAGCAACGAAGCTGTGCACTTTAGGCTTCTCGTTTGAACCGCCCTCATCTCCGCCTCAGCGTCTACCTATTCCGCCATCCAAGCAGGGATAATTACTCCTTCTCTGCCAGCTTCATAGCCAGCATACCGATACCAGTGATTGCGGCTCCTGCTGTCTTCTCGATATGCTCAGGAGCAAGCACAATCACCAATGTCGCCAATAGAGCGATGCACAATATGGCTGCTAGAACCTGCGGTCTAATCTTCATTCCTCTCTTATCCTCCTGTAGATAGCTCTGCCCGCAAGGGCGAGGCAGCTAAATACCCATGCCGTCTCAAGGATAGCCAAGGGTAGACTGGGCCCCACCCAGTACATGCCGCCAAGGAGGTGTGATGTCCAGATTATCCGTAGTAGCTCAACGGGGGCGTAGATGGCCATGCAAGCTATCGCCAGCCAGCAGAGATTTCTTGCCATTACTCCGCCATCTTTACAAGCCAGGATGCGCCGCATTCAGGGCAGATGGCTTGTATTAAACTCTTATCAACAGGCACGCCTATTAAGTCGTAGTTATGGAAGCAGTTATGATGGTTCCAGCGCTCAAACGCATATTCCCCCTCGTGTATCTCTCCACAACGGCACGGGTATATGGTTCTGCCATTCTCAAGAAGTACGGTAAAATCTGTGCTACCTGTTGTTACCATTAGGCCTCCTCTTCGGTGGACTCCACCCACAAATTGGACACGCTCTCCACGGGGGATATGGAATCGGGGCTAGGTAAACATTGCACGAAGGGCAAACTACTACGTTGGGGGGACATCAAACTCTTGTCTCCTTAATATTATTTCCCTACTAAGCTCACCGTTTATTTCCCTCTCCAGTTCAGTCTCTAGCCCGTCAAGGGCTTCAACCGCCCTCATAGCAATAGGATAGAAACCCTCCGCATACTTGCGGTTTATCGCCTCCCTGAGCGGGGGCAGGATTTCCAGCGTGAGAGTATAGAGCTTGTAGCAATGCTCAAACCCCCGGTCGTTCACTAGAGGACATCCAGAAGTTTTGCTATTCCTGCACCGCTAACACCAGAGGCAGCAATAATCCCCATAACCTTCAGGCGCATATTGCGCTTCAATAGCGAGTTCTTCTCCTTAGCCTCCAGCGTAGCCAACCGTTCCCCGTGCTGGTCAATAATGCCGTTCTGGGCAGTAAGTTGCGTCTTAATCTCGCTAACATCCCTCTCCATGCGCTCCGTTCTCTCGTCAAGCCTTCCTAGCAGTTCGGCATATTTGCTCATCAAATCATCCCTTCATTTTCCCCTTCTAACCCACCTTATCCATGCCGCAAGACCGCCACACAAGATAATCGTTGCGATGACTGCCAGACTAAGCTCAAACGCCACCACCGCCTTGTTGCTGTCATAGATATAATACCCACAATAGAGAAGCCAGAGCTGTACGATTGTGGGGACAGCGAATGCGAGGGCTATAATGAGGGTAATGAGCAAGTAGATTTGGTCCCGAGTCATGCTTTCCCCTTAAACGGCCTCTTGAGCCTCGCACCAGATTTGTTGCCCTTCCCTGATTCCGTCTATCTCTTCAGGAACCTTGTCAGGCACAACTACGGCTGCCTGAATTTTTTCTATAGTTAATGGCCGCTCAACCTGTACTTTCCGCCCATCATCCAGGTAGATGTTGACGGCACTATAAGGCTCTGGATTAAGGATGGACCCGTCGCTCAGGACAGTGCTGCCCAGCCCTGCCTTGATGCTGGTTACTTTGGTCATCTTTACAATCTTGGGCATTACTGTGCTCCTACTAGCACGGTAATTCGGTATGTAATAGCCTCTGCCACATTGTCCTTTGCCCGCACGGCTATCCGGGCATTGTCGGTCAGGTCTACCATGATTGGAACTATGATAGGAGTCGCTGGCCCGCCACTAATGGGCCATTGATAGAGCGGCAGTATAGCTCTTGCAACCGCAACCTCACTAGAAGCCGCTCCCTCGCTTACCTCTACCTGAATACGCTCCACAGTCGCTTCGGTCTCATACATGCCTACAACAAGGTAGTACAGTCTTTTACTCGCCCCTATATCAGCCGAAATTTGCTTCCATGTACCATACGTGTTAGCAGTAGCAGAACTAGCCGGGGCAATCGAGGCATAGCTCACATCGTCATAAAAAGTCCCCGCAGGAACTGTAGTGAGAGCTGCCACATCGTCGTGTATGTCGTCCAGCCCCTTCGTCCTGGTAATCAGGTCAGCGATGTCGGCTGGAATGTTCGTTGACTTGAGTTCCAGAAGATAGCCAATAAAAGGATGCACCACCAGAAGCTCATCATCCACTGCAAGCGGCGTGGTGAACGCCGAGTGTGTGCAAGTCCCGTCCGAGGATGCGTAGTCGCTAATGGCTTGCAGTTCCCCTTGTGGCGCAGCCCCCGCTCCGCCAGCGTCCCGAACAACATAGACATAGTAAGCGTTGAAAAAGTCGTTCCCTTTACCTACCAGATTCGTGGTCTTGAAGTGGGTAGTGTCGGTGTATGTAGTAACCTTTGCGTAGAAAGACAAGCCATAGTCCTCGACTGCACGGGCATCGGCAAATACATCCCTGAACCAGCGCACCTTCTCCGCCCAGATGCACTTTATATCTATCCTTGTCGGCGCATCTGTCAGGGCAGTAAAGGAGGCCACGCCGCTGGAGTTGGTATGCTGCGTCTCTACCAGGGCCGCCGTGTCCATGCGGTAAGCCTCGCACTTGACCATGTAGAGCGCCCTGCCCTTCTCGTCGGCTATCCTCAGCGTGTAGCTTCTGGCCATTATGTATCCACAACCTCGCTCACATTCACCTGATAGATTCCTTCTCGCCCGCCGTATCCTCCGCCCTCTCTCCCTGGCAGCGTCACCATCTTGACGATGTACTTGGTCCCGCTCGTCGGGTCCCCGTCAGGGTAAAAGGTCACCATCGCCGCCTGCCCGTAGACCGTCCACAGCTTGTCGATAAGGTCTTTGCCCCTCGTGCTTATGCCGATACGCTTGGCAGCCCTGCTGTCGCAGTTCGCCCTGAACTGAAAACCCCTCAGCGGAGGAGGAAGCGGCAGATACTCGAATGCCAATGCTTCCAGCTTCGGGGAGTAGACCGTCGGTGTGTCCCCCGTAGTCCTCCTTGCCATCGCAACCTTGAACTGGATGCGGTTGAACTCCACGCCCACCGCATCGCCAGTTTTAGGGAATGGCAGTGCTGTTGGCCTCGGCGACGATTCAAACGAGCCGAGTTCTGTCCACCCCGCCGTTGCGTCTGTGCGGTAGGAAATAGTTATTGTTTCGTTTTCATTGCAGTCCTGGGTCAATGCCCAAACCCTCAGCGCCAGCTTGGAGAAGCCCACTATCCCCGCATCGAAGTAAGGAAGAAACATCTCGCCAGAGGCGGCATAGGGGTGAGTCGCTACCTGCGCCACATTGTCGGCTTCATCGGGCACATGGATGCGCCTTACGTAATCAGTGGTGCCAGCAGTCCAATCGTTGTAGTAAAGATAGTCGCTGTACCACCATCCCCTGAACGCCGCTGTGGGGGCCGCCAGAAAGTGCCAGCCGCCGCCGCTGATATGCCTTTTCAGGATGACCTTTTCCAGCACCAGAATGAGCCAGTAGTCCAGCCCTATGATGTCAACGACCGAGCCCTGGTAGGTCGAAAGCAGACCATCATCCAGGTCTGGCCCTATCGCAGTGACCACATTCCCGCTGAGTTCGAGCAGCCCCTTGCCCGTGCCGACATAGTGGTTCCCCTTCCAGTAGAGACACGCCAGCCCTCCATCCGCACGAGGCGACCAAGTCATCTCCGTCTTGCCGAAGCTCAGAGTGTCGAAGTCTATATAGTAGCGCCCGTCATTTGTCGTAAAATAGAGAGTGTCTTCACCCGCTACATTCTTGCCCGTATAGAACTTATTGAAGAGAAAAGGAACGTTTGGGAAAGTAGCCTCATCTGTGAAAGTAGACAGGTCGCCCTCATCGCTGTAGTGAAAGCCGTCATACTGGTAGCCCAGTGCCACGAGACGCTTCCTGAAGATCGTCAGCCAGGTGCCACTGGTATGAGCTTTTGTCCAGCTCAGGCCAGTGGCGCTTGCTGTCGTCCAGATTGCGCCCCCTTGAGTTCCCACACACAGATACCGGTCTGCCGCCGTAGGATCATAGTAAACCACAGCATCGTAGGGATGCTGTGCCGCCGCACGCAGGTCGTCCAGACGGAGGATAAACGCACCTTTATCAACAACCATCTTCACGCCGACGCTCTTGTAGGTAGCGCTGACGGCGCTGGTCGTTGCCAGATTAACCTGAGTCCACGTATCCGCTGCGATAGCGGGGATGTTCAGCTCCTCAGCAGGCGACGCACAGTTGGCAGAGGCGCTCAGGAGAATCTGTAAATCGTTGGCGTCAAGGGCTACACTCGACTTGATCCACAGGTGGACATTTTCTACCCCGGATACGCCGGTAAGGTCAATTACCTCGGTAGCCAGAATATCCCCGGCATCGCAGCCATCGGCCACGGTCAGCTTGACAGAACCCGAACCCACCTTGTAATCGACGGCATCAAGCTCCGAGGTAACATCCTCGTCGGTAGACTCGTTCCAAGCGTCCTCGCAGTTCTCGATAATGACCTGGCCGCACTCTATCCAGTCTGAGCCGTCGTAGTAGGCTGTCTGCCCGTCGGCAAAGGCAAATACCGCACCCTTGAACTCAATAATCTTCCGAATCAGCCCCCTGGTGGCGAGTCCCAGCGAACTCACCAGGGGAGGCAGAACAATGAGGTTCCCCGCAGTATCGAGCGTCCCGTAGTGTATCCTGTCGCTCTGCCCCTGCTTCCACCTCTCAAGTCCCCACCCGCCTTTCAGCGCCTCCCAGGTCTGGTGACTGGTAGGGGCATAGTCTTCGTACTTCGGCGGCCCCGTGCTGAACCTCGCCGTCCACGGCGTTACCGGCGCAAGCTCGACCTCGCCCTCAATAGGAATCTTCGTCCCATCAAGCACCACATACCGCTGCTTCTCCATCGCCTGAGACTGCGGCATTAGATGTCTCGCACCTTTCTTGCCCCCGCATGGAGAGCAGTCCTGATCCCTTCCTTCTCGCTCAGAGCTATGGCCTGATACGCTATGCCCTTAGCCCGTGTCTCTTCCTCGCTCTGCAACAGTAGCCCCGCCGTCTCGTAGCAGATATACTTGGTTAAATCCTCGTCCACCGTTGAAGCGTCCGCTGAAAGGCTGGCCTGTCTGCGCTCCTGCCCGATCAGCCTCAGCGCCCGACCGGCAGTCGGCGTCCAGTATTCCTTGACAAACACCAGCTTGGGCGTCGCACCTTGCATAAAGTAATAGTAGAGTTGGTCTATGGGAGTGCCTTCAAAGAGGTTGCCTGTAGAGGTCTCCAGGTGAATCTTGCTGATGTAGAGGAAACCAGCGGGGACGCTATATTCATATACGGCTGCACCGAGGTCAATGCTCGCATCAACCTTGTCCTTGAGGCAGTGTCTGGCCAAGCCGTCAATAACCATATTGATGAGGTCGTTGTACTCGACGACCGTAAAGTGCCTGTGAAGTTCCACGTTGTCCGCCGCTACCCAGGTCGCAACGGGCTCAAATGTAAACACCGACCCATCATTCGCAAAGTTGGTGATGGTCCCCGTGTCGGCGACAGAGGCGGCGTTGCCGTCGTAGCAATAAACCTCCCAGTCGTTGTAATAGTCGTCGGGCTTCACCTTGGTCGTGTCGGCGAAGCTCCCCGAACTGGGAGAGGCGACAGTGGCCAGTTCCAAGTCGCCGCACATCCGGGCGATTCGGTGCCTGAGCTGGTATCTATAGAGACTCATCACTTATACCCCTGCAACGAATAATTCGAGATCACATGCAGCCGTGTCCGCTAGGGCGGTGATGTCAACCAGGTCTTCAAGGTCCACGGTTAACGCCGACGCAGAAGCGTCCATCGTATCCACCACCCCACCTGACAAATCCCCGTTGTAAATGAAGGTCTGCCCCTTGTCCAGCTTTACAGCGAACTCGGCAGCACCTTCACCTCTGAAAACCAGCGTCACATGGTTCGTGTCATCCAGGTTGGTAATCCTGATATAGCGAACATCGCCCTCCACAAACTCGCCTGCGGCTGGATTAGTGGCTGCGAAAACGAGGATTATCACTTCAGATGTCGGGACGTTGACGATCCTCTTTGCGACTTCCGTAACACTGGAAATGGTGAGGACATTACTTGCCCCTAGAGCCTGATTATTCAGCGTAATGGCCTCGGTCACAGTGACCGTTAGAGTTGCTGCTGTCACAGTTGTAGCCATTACTTCCTCGCCTTCTTGCCCGTAGGCTCCCAGCCGTGTCTTGATGCGTTTCGAGCGTTGGCGCTTCTCTGCGCATCCGCCTTAGTCTCAGAACTGCCCACCACCTTCCCAGACGGCTCGACTATCTTCCACGGCCTACTACCCGATTTCCTTTCGACATGAACTGGCATGATTCCTCCTACTTCTTCATTTCCTTTTCATTTCCTTGCCAATCTTGGCCAGATTTTCCCTGAAGAAGGTTATACAAATCTGCTCCAGATGGCCCCAAAGTGTAGCAAGATGACCGTTCTCCTCCATCTCCACAACGGTTACTTTCTCATCGCTGTTTTCTAGTTTGGCAAGCATCTTGAAGTGATCGCCATTTTGCCAGTCAAGAGTTATCTCGATTTCCTTTTGTTCAGCCATCACAAATTCCTAAAAGTATTTCTTTGTTGGCTCTCCTAACGCCGTGTGAACCATGCCCTTTGCCCGTTTCAAGCCCTTCGCATTCTGTTCGGCGTCAATCTTGTCCATGTCTACCTCGGGCTCGCCCCGCATGAACTTGAAATTGCCTTTCCACACTATTCCCATGCTCTCCCAAACCTGTGCAACCTCACTACCGCAGTCAGGACACACAGATAGGCGTTTCTCAAGCATCCTCTCCTGCGTTTCAAAATCGCCGCAGTTCGGGCATCGGTATTTATAGAACATCAGCCCTTACCTAGAGCGTGATTGCCCATCTCAGCTATGGAGTTGACCTGCTGTCTCGGAAATGGCGCAAAGGGGACAAAGAGGATAGCCACAAACTCGCCGTTTTCGTCGACCAGGTTGACTGATGGCGACTTGCGCAACTCTTCAGCCGTTAGCTTCTTGAAATGAATCTTACTAGCCAGTTCTGCAAGAGGTACGTCTCGCATCACTCCACCTCGATAAACTTCTCTAGTGGTATCAGAATTGACGGCGCAATCCGCAAAGGTTGCCGACCAATCTTGCTGGGGAGTACGACCTTATCGACCTCGATATCCACTTCATGCTCCATGAGTTCATTGAACTTTGTTAGGAACTCTCCGTATTCAGGGGATGCTGGCCGCCCACGTGGGTCGTCAGGTGGAATAACCTCTGGGGCCCCAAAGGGTTGCATCTGGCCGTACCGCTGAACGAGATTGTTCTTCACGAAATCCATCTCCGCAGTCGGGCCATCCAACTGCCTAGCAAGTCTGGCGATTTGGAGCGCCACCTTGATTGGCAGGTCAATGCGCCCGAGTACCATAAGCGACTCACGTGCGTTGAACAGTTCCTTGTTCAGAACCTTCATAGTCTCCCCTTCCGTGCAGGTGAGTAGAGGGGGCGATTAGAGGCTCGCCCCCAGAGCCTTTGTTCTACTCCTAGAACTCTACGGGAACCGTAGTTGCCCCACAGTCAGGGCAGGGCCCAGGACCCTCTGGTATGGCGTCCTCGACAGCCACCTCGCCCTCATGACATACAGGGCAGACCCAACTGATGTTTCCCATGTCAAATCCTCCTTTATGCGCTCGTCACTTGTTCCATGCCAGCAGCGGTGGCGAACTCGACCTTGTCATCGGTCGTGTTGTACCAGATGGTTCCCTCTGAGGGCTGGGTGATTGGCTCGGTTCTCTGGGGCAAGAACAGTTCTCCCGTGTGATTGGGCCCAAAGTCCAGTGTCCCAGTCGTCCGAATCCTGTAGGCAGTGCTGAGGCCATCGTTGTCCACACTCACAACCGCACCGTGCGTCCCACAACGGAACTGCACAGTGCCCGCAGACGTGCCGAGGTACAGGATGTTGGCAGTCGAGGCACCGATGTAGACGGTGTAGCCATGATCCATGTAGAAGTGGTGGCCCAACATGACCACCGACCCCCACGTGAAGTGCTGCACATCCGTCAGGCCGATGCCTGGATTCAGCAGAATCCTGTCTCGGGCCAGCAGATAGCCAATCTCCTGACGACAGGTATCGCCTATCGTGGACGACGGCTTGCCGCTCTCCCCAAGGTAGAGTTGAGCCCCGAAGAAGTCGGTGGACGCAGCAAAGTAGTTCTGCGTCACTGCCCCACCAGTTCCAATGGAAGTTGATGCCTTGCACTCTGCTGCCAGACATGCCCAGATGGTGTCTCCCGCAGCGCCGTTCTCACACGCAATGCAGTCAGCTCGCTGGTCGTCTGAGTCATCTGCGAACTCTACCGTGTAGCTTGCGTCCGTGTTGTAGAAGTGGAGCAGGTCGCCAGCGACCACCGCTTCCAACAGGGTTACTCGGAACCTGCCCCACGTGTGGAGCATTGTTTTACCGTAATCGGTGTATGTGAAAGCCATTTGCTTTCTCTCCTTTTATGTTGATTTTGTCAGCTCAACTTGTAAGCTTTCTTGGGGATGATTTTGTCGGCTCATCCCCCAAGCCTCCTCCATTGATTGAGGCTCAAGGCGAAAGCCATAACAGTTCAGCTCACTGTCCAAACTGCGTTGCTGATGCCAGAATACTTGGCGCAACTGATGATGCTTTGCAGCATTATCGCTGGATACCACTTAATCCTGACCCTCTCGGCGTCCTTGGTCTCCAGCTTGCCCAGCCTGTCAACCGTGATCGGCAGCGACTGGATACCGCAGAGAGCCTCTGGCGCAAAGCGCACGACGAAGATGGTAGTACCGTTGTCATCATTAGCCAGCGCTCGGCCATCGGTGTAGTCATGCCCGTAGGCTGCATTGCCAGGACCAGCGGCAGCGTCCTCATAGTTGGTGTTGTCGTCGCAGGACTCATCGTCGCTGAGCCTGTCAGACACAGCTATGGGGGTGTCCAGAACGGATTGAACCGTCTTGCCCATGTGCTCGGTCTTGGTGATTCCACCAACGCCGTTCAGGTATTCGTTCATCCTTCTGCGCTGCTGCTTGGTCATGATAATCAGGTCTGGCTTGCCATTCTTGACCGAATCTATGACCGCCTCCAGCTCGAGCATACTGGCTGCCGCTGGAGTGTTCTCACTGGAATCATTGACCGCCCATGAGTTGCAGTACGGGCTGGTGGTCGCACGAATCAGGTAGTGGAGTCCGTCAAATGCCTTGGCGTCATCTCCACCGCCAGTTTTGTAGCCGTAGTAAAGCGACTTCTTGAACTCTTCCTTAATCGCCTTGGTCTTGGCTGCAATCTGCTCAGTCATGAGGTCTTGCAGATTTGACCGAGTGGCTTTCAGGAAGTTGTCCACGTCAGCATCGCCGCCCAGAATGGTCGTGACTGCGGTGTGCTGCGTAACGACGGAAGTTGACTCTACCCAAGTATCGCCGACGGCGTAGAAGCCAGCACCTGACATCGTTGTCTCTACATCGTAGGTCAAGCCATTACCAACAATATCCTTAAACTGGAGCCGTTCCAGAACTGGGTCGTTATAGACCAGCAGCTCGATAACTCCCTTCTGCAAGACATCGTTGGAGTATTTGGCTGCCTCGACAAGTGTCAAAGCCACTTGCTTTTACCTCCTATTTAGATTTCTTTGGCGGATGCGTTAGCCCATATGTGATTTTCTCTTCTGGACTCATGCTGTCCACCGAGGGACCCGTAGTCCCCAGTTGGCCAGAATCGAAGGTTTGAGGCACTTCCTTGGCCGCCTTCAGCTCTTCCTGGGTCTTCTCCAGAGCTATCTTGGCAGCCTTAGCTTCCATCGCAGCAGGCGAGTCGAGAGATTTGTCGCTCAAGAGTTCGGCAATCTGCGCTTCCTCAAGGTTGTACTTCTTGCCAAAGTCCTGAGCCGCCAGAATCCTCCCCGCCTCCTCTGCCCTGGTCATCAGTTGCCGTGCGGCGATTTGCTGAGAGGCTTCCTGCTGCCTCTGCTGTGCCCTCTGAGCAGCTTCGGCTGACGTTATCTCGCCTGCCTCTACCGCCTTTTCGTCTTGAGCACGGGCTTCCTTTTCAATAGCCCCAGCCTGCGCCGCTTGCTGTTCTAGGGCTTGCCTCGCAAGGAGAGTGCGATACTCCGCAATCTCCGTGTCCTTGGCCTTCTCTCGTTCCGACCATTCTTGCTCCGTGTAAGTTCTCGGAGCCTTTTGAGGTTTCTCTTCCGCCCCAGGCTGAGTCTCCGCAGTTGGCTCGGCAGGGGGAGGAGTTATGTCCCCAGCCTGCTCCGTTGTCTGTGTTCCCTCAGCGGGAGGTTGATTCTGTTCCTCAGTCATCGTTGCCTCCTTTTCGGCCCAAAACAAAAACCCGTCTTTCGACGGGCTTGTGCTCTCAAATAGTTATCTGTTATTTCACCGCTACGGCCTCTGGTAGTTGACGTGCATGTTCAAGCGCATAACTCTCAAAGACCTGCCTCAGCGTCCTCTTGAGCCAGGTGTTGAAATTCTCCTCGCCAAACGATACCCTCTCATATACTCCCCGCAGGGCAATCTCCTCCGCCTCCGTTAGTTTGCCGCCTTCGTACCAGAGCTTATTAAGAGAAAGTATCATTGACCTATCAAGATGAGGCTGGACGCTTTGCCATTTCGGGGCAGCAGGCTGCTGGGTTGGTGCTTCAACCGCAGGTTTAGCGACTTCGGGCAACTCAAGTGAGCCAAACACCTTCTCGTAGCCCTTCACATCTTTGGGATGAATGTTATGCTCCCGCATCAACCGAATAACATGTACCCTTGCCGCAGGCGCTTGGAGTGTTGTAATTTGACCAGCAATAAATAGTTTTGCTTCTTCCTCTGGATGTGTCTTTCTATACCTATTTCGCTCGCTTGTAGTCTCAAGTTTGAAATACTCGTCCAGCCCCGTCCAAGGAATTGTCGGGAAAGTCTGGACGCCAACACCAAAGAATCCAGGGGCGACCAGCGGGAAACCTGAAACCTTGTATTCCTCAATGGCGTCCCAAACATCATCATAGAACATGGGCAGGAAGGTGTTGCGAATCGCCTTGAGCGCCGTTAGCTCCTCCCCGACATAAGTTTTACCCCTTTTCGCAGCAAGCAACCCACCCACAGAAGGGTGTAGCTTTGATTCACCAAACCTCAGAAAGGTCTCGGCTACATCGACATCCCGTATTTTGCCAGTGCCAATCGTCTTTGCTTGTCCTGTAATACCTTGAGCACAGTATCTTACGACCTGCTGGAGTCCACCCCAAGGGTCGATTCTAGTCTTCCCAATTCTGAATTTACCGAAATCACTGGAGCGAGGGTCGAGTTCTACGTCTGCTACCCCGGTAAACTTGGCAAGCGAAAGCAATGCCACCACTTCAGCAGTATAGGCCACTATGCTACGAGCCATTAGCCCGCTAAGGCGGCGATTCCAGAATTGAGGATTTAACGGCATACCAAGAGTCAGGATTCGACCCAGATTGAATCTTGGGGCAAAAAATACCCCATTAAGAATTAGTGCCGCTCGGTTGAATTTACCCAGACTCGCTCGACCAGAAAGCACGTTAATCATCGAGCCCAGTTTTCTATACTCACCCATTCCAAGGTTCAGCCCTTCCCAAGCATCAGCATAGCGATAAAACATCTCCGCACGGAGTTTATTCGCCATTGCCGTATAAGCCTCATCACTCCACTCCACGATTTTGCCCACAACAGGGATTTTCCTCGCCATACGAGAGCCTGCCCAGGGTTCCTCCCGTCCTACAATGCCCCTAGCAACACGGGGGATTGTAAAGTCGACACCCGCCCTTTTTGCCAAATCGTACTTCGGATGAGACATTATTTCATTGTAAAGAGCTGCCCTAGCCTCAGGCCCCTTGAGGGCTTGGAACTGCACCATAAAGGAACGCCCATATTCCTTGGGGAAATTCACAAAAAATGCACCCTGCCTAAGACTATGGCTTAATTCACCCGTTGCTTTCAAGGCACGGGGAACATTCCAGAGTTCAAGGAAAAGGTCGAAAGCCCTTTCGCCAATTGGCCGTTTGGCGAGTATACTCTCCACAAAGGCAGGCCCAAAGACTTCCTCAAGCAAGTTCAGTTCACTGGCCGCAGGTATTCTGCCACCAATAAAGACCTTGTTGAAACCAGTATAGGCTGTGGCCCAGTCAAAGGGCTTATCCTTGAAATGCCGCTGAACCATTCGCAGCAGTTGATCTACTTCTTGACTGGAGATTTGTTCGGCTATTGGCGTGAACTGCGCTCGCATCCCAGCGACTTCCTCTGGCGTTAGCAGTTCGCCTTTCAGCGAGCCCATAGCCTTATGCCATGCCTCCCGTCCTTCTGGCCCCTGGAGTACTTTGGCGGCAACAGCTACCCTTTTTGCCCTTTCCTTAGACATCGCAGCCTCAGCCATTTCTCTAGCTGGGGCAGCACTCTTAATTGAAGCGATCGCCTTGGCAACTAAAGCACTATCTTCAGGAGGCGGTAGCATAGCACCCGCCGCAGGCGGTGTTGGCGGCCCCGTCGGTGGCGCAGGAGGCTTCACAGGAGGTGGGGCAGGTGGAGCACCAGGCGTAGCAGGACTGACTTTAGGTATCTTCCCAAAGGCTGCTTTTTCTTCAGTAGTCATAGTTGCCCATATCCCAGGAGGTGGTGCAGCAGGCTCAGCAGCTTTTGGAACCGCTGGTTTCCCCTTCGGAATCCGTGCAGCCCCAGCCTGTTCAGCCAGAATCGGCCTCGCCGCCTCGGTTACTCTCCCAACAGCAGGTGCGACTTTCGGTGCTACCGCCCGGGCAGCAGCCATAGCTGGCTTTGCTGCTATAGACCCTACAAACGCAGCCTCAAGCGGGATATACAGCGCCTTTTCCCAATCTGACATCTCGTCCCAGTGTCGTGCCAGATGGACACCAGGAACATACATTTCGGCGGCTCTCTTCCCAAATTCACCCCAACCAGCTCCAGGGGGCACCTCTGGTTTGAACAAACTAGATGGTCTGGTAAGGCGCATTAGCAAATTCTCGAATGCGCCAGGTGCTAAAAGTGGTTCCTGCTCTGGGGCTGTCTCAGGATACTTCTTGTGATATTCCCCCAAGGCTTTCAGGGCTTGCACACTGTAGGGGCCATATTCCTTGGCAGCCTGCTCAAAGGCCCTGTATTCAGGGGTATCCTTTCTATCACCGTCTGGGGGTTTCTCTGGTTCTGGCTCTATCGCCCTCACCCACCTGAGAGGGTCAGGCTGACGCAACTCTCGGGGTTTCGGCGCAGGCGGACGCAACTCCTTGTCGAGTTGAATAAAGGATTCTGCGATTCGCTCGTACGGAGTTGACATTATCTGCTCTACAGTATTACTTTGACCTTTTCTGAATAGGGGTGGTTCTCACAATGGCTAATCAGGTCTCTAAGTATCTGCTCTTGCTGCTCAGGTGTGGCTTCTGTATCAACGAAGAAACTTGCCTTGAGAATCCGTATCAGGTGCATATCTTTCGGTACAACTTTCATTTTAGCCCCTATGTCCTCTTAGACGTTCCACCTCAGCCTTGGCGCATATCGGGCAGGGTATTGTCCTCTCTCTCCTGGAGACATCCCCAGATATTGACTGAGAAACGGATACTGCCCTAGAAACTCCTGAAAGCCCAGATTCGGAGGCTGGCCAGCCATAGTCATCTGGCCCAAGCGTGCCATGTAGTCTCCATAGACGTTTGACTGCTGGCCTCGCCAGTAGTCTGTAAACGAGCGTGAGCCAGTTCGGGGTCTCATCGCCCCGTAGAGCGCAGAAGGATAATCTTCAAGCCACGATGCCCAAGGGTTTTCATAAGGCATAGTTATCTCCTATGGGGCAAGGCCATAGCGTTGCCTCAAATAATCAAGAAAGGTAGGCCCTTCCTGAGTCGGATACTGCTGTATCCAGCGTTCCCGTTCAACAGGCATCTGGCCAGCCACATAGCCAGCCCCAAACCTGCCGTACTGTGGCCGCAGCCCCATTTGCATCAGGTTCTCTAATCCCCCGCCCTCGTATGTGAGGCCATAGCCAGCCCTTTGCTCGGGTGACATACCCATCGTTTGGCGGAGCATATTCTGGGCCATTCCGTACATAGCAAACGGGTCTCTGGCATACTGGGGTGCCCATTCTGAGAGATACCCTAATCCAGACTGCCCCATAGCAGGATAATCGACCGCCATCGCCTGCCTCGCACCCCAGAGACCTGCGAGTTGCTGATAGCGATTTGCTAAATATTGCTGATAGGGCGTTTGATATTGCCTGCCGTAGAGACCAAGGGCTGAGAGATAGCCAGCCTCTGGCCCATATACCTCCTCCATCCATTGATGGCCCCCAGGCTCCATCGGTCCTGGCATCGTTCCACCTCCTTGTGTCCCTGCTAAGCGCAATAGATAATCAGAAAAACTCTCTCCCGCTGCTTGCCCCCCAGCGCCACTCAAGTCCTGTCCGAAAGTCTCCTCAGGGTATCGTGCGGCAAGATTCGCTTGGCACATACTACGTGCCTCATTTGCGCCATAGCCCTGTGCCATTATTTGGGTTACGCATGTAGCAAGCTCGTCTTCGTATGGCATTTCCTATCTCCTCAGTATTATTTCTATGGGCCTACCACCCCTGGAGGGGCACCTGCCATCGGCGGGCCACCCACCGGCCCGCCTCCAGGCGGTGCTCCTTGCCCTTGAGGCGGTTGACCGCTCAACGTAGCTATCAAAGCCTCTGCTAGCTGGGGTTGCCCGCTGGCCATCAAGGCTTGAACGACCGCCTCAATCAGTTCGGGTGGTAGTTGAGGCGCTTGCTGCCCCTGCTGTGGCCCAAGCATGGCAAGTACCTCTTGTGCTAATTCAGGCTTGCCCCTTTCCTGGAGAGCACGGGCGATCTGCCTAACCTGAATCGGCGGCAACGACTCCCCCCTCTCTGCCAGAACCTTCTCCTTCTCCGCAGCGGGGTCTGGGAGTTGCAAGTAGTCATCCCTAGCAGTGTCCATCGACACTAGAGCTTCACCCATAGCGTTGGGGTCGGTCGCAGCCTTCGCCATAAATATCTCTCTCTCCCTATCCCTGGGCATCCTCGGCTCGCACTTCACCGATATGTGCCAGCTAGGGTCAATCTCAGTAGGCTTGACTTTTTGCTGAAAGAACTGACCATTCGGCTTGTAGCCTTTCAGATCGACAGCCTTCATCCCCTTCTGCGCATACTGGCTCAAAAGTTCTTCGCACAACCAGGTATAGCCTTCAGCAAGCCCACCAGACCTCGGGTTGTAAACAGACTTAGTTTGATCTAAGCGGATACTCAAAGCTACGCCGGTCTCGGCTGCTCGTGTCCCGCCGTGCGCTAGAGGATAGGGAAGGGTGCTCTGCTCTTTGTCCTCGCTAATAACGCCCGCAATCATCCCAGTGGAGGCTGGGGGCTGTGGCATTTCAAGGGGTTTCAGAATGTCGCCTTTCTTTATCGGTATTATCTTGAAAGTCTGATAGGGATCACCCTCAACGCCCGTCTCCCCGTCCTCGGATTCATAAACCAATGACCCTATCCTTGCCCGCTCGTGTATGTCCATGAGTTCGGATATATGCTTGTTGAAAGGCTTATACAAATTGCGGGAGGCGGCCCACACCGAGTCGCCCTGGTATTCTATCGTGGAGCTGAAGTCCTTGGTCTGAATCGTGGGCATGGAACCTATCGAGCCGATATTCACAGGCACATGGCCAATGTTATGTTTCGTTGGCTTCTTCGCAAAATCGTTCTTGATTACAACGGAGTTCTTCTCTTCGTCCCAGAAGTCGATAAGCTCCGCATCCTTGCCGCTAATTGTAATGCCATACTCCGCCTGAATCTGCGCCTTGGTCACCTTGCGCTTGTACGCTGCCCACAGCAGACCGTTAGGCCCAGTCTCCCAAGTTACATGAAGAGGATCCCACGGTAGAACATCAAAGACCGTCTCATCTTTTGATGCATACACCAGCGCTCTCAGAGCATACCACCCCCTGAGAGCTATGAAGAAACCCAACCCCTCACGCAGCGATGGTTCCCCTCGTAACCTCAGCCTGCGGTCAATCGCCGCCAGTGCGCCGAACAGGTAGAGTTCACCTATTGATGCTGCGTCTGTCTGCTTATCTGTTGCCTTCTCAGGGAGTTCTATCTGGATAGTTAGCTGTGCTCTGTTCAACCCATCGAGAACCTTGTCAAAGAAGTTCCTCGGTGCTGACGATGTGTAGGATTGATACCCCTTCTTGGCCTCGTATGGTGTCAGACAGAACAGGTCAAAGTCCTCCTCCATCCTGTCTCGGAGGGCCGTAAAGCCAGTCTCGCCCTCTTTCTCTGCTACAAGCTTGGTGATTTCTGCTGCCGTATCAAAACTCATAAGAAAGCCTCACTTACACTAACTCCCTGGCCGAATTGTTTGTACTACTGCGTTGCGCCGTTGCACTACTGTCTCAGGTGTAAAGTCGCTCAGGATATACCTCTCGGCGTCCATGAGATGGAACCTGGCCTTGCTCTCAATCTCGTCCGTTATCTGTCCGTCTCGCTTCTTGTAGATGTAACTCAGCTTCTCTCGCAGATAGTTGGTCAAATCATCGAACACGAACAGCTTATTGAGCTTATGCAACCCGAACACTCGCTGTATGCCCGCTGCAACGTCTCTCAGCTTGGGCTCAGAGATAGGCCAGCCTTGCGAAGTATACCCTTGCCTTATCTCGTCCTCTTGATGACTCCCACCAGCACGCTTGATAACATTTCTCCCTGCTGTAATCTCCTTGAACTGCTGCACATGCTCGTAGATGCCTCTCCCAGCACCAGGGAAATACTCTTGCCATGCATAGAAGTATCCTGTTGCGGGGTCCTGGGCATAGAACATAGCCGCAGGATTTGCCCCACCAAAGTCATGCCCGACATAGATCAACCATTCCTTGGGTATCTCAAAGCGTTTTACCAAGCAGACCTTCTCATCAAAGCTGGAGTACACCAACCCCTCAAGACCTGTCCACTTGCCCAAGACATATCGCTCGTAGTAAACCCCAGTGTATTCGCCTAGCCTCTCCTTATAGTCCTCTGGCAGCTCAGGATTCTCCAATGTAGAGGCTTCAAACACCTCTCCCTGCCTCTCGGCGAAGAACATCCTGTGCAGGTAGTGAGCAGGGGGACCGGGGTTTGTGGCTGCAAATATCTGATGCAACACATTGGGAAGCCTCAAGCGCCCTGCCAGCATCCTCCAGTCGTCTTCCGTGCTCTCTATGGCCTCGTCTATGCCTACCCACCCCAACTCTAACGAACCGAGCTTGAGGGGATCATCCAATCCACCGAACACAATCCCAGAACCGTTATGCAGCCTTACCAGCCCCTCAGTCTTGTTGTACTCGGCTACCAGCTCACCAGGGCATACCTGCTCCCGCCATGTCCGAATTGTGGTGTGTGTCATCGAGGCCCTGGTCTTCCGACACAGCAGTCCGAAGTTCCCAGGATAGTCCAGAGACAATTTCAGCGCCTTTGTTGTCAAGGCAACGGTCTTCCCACTCCCGAAAGCCCCAGAGAATAGCACCTGGGGCGCTGAGGAGGCCACGAAGCCCCCTTGAGAGGGGTTGATAGGATTGAAGGTTAGCTCAACCTCGGGTGCCTCTATTAGCTGTGTCATACTCGCATCCTACCACTATATCTTGTGGTTTTGCCGACCTGAAGACGTTCGTCTTCGGCTCTAGCTTCGCTGCTGCGTCGTAAAATGTCCGCTTGGCGACTAGGCGGCTTTGACGCACCAACTATCTTGACTACCGCTGTGTCGATAGAAATACCACCACCCACAGGCTATCTCACGCTGAGGATACTCTATTCGGTCAGTCGTCATGTCACACCTTCGCATCCTTCATCTGGTGAAGGACGCAGCCTGCACACCGATCACCCTGCCAATGTCTCCCATTGACAGCTCACCAAACCACACCTCGTCGGCATACTTGCCCAGGCTGCCAGCTATTCTCTGGAGCTTCTCAAGGTTAGGCATCTTGCTGTTGCTCTCCCGGGAGATGAAGTCCTTCACCACCTGCCACTCAGAAGGCAACGGCGTTACATCAGGCGTTACAACCACACTGGGCGTTACATAGTTCAGCGTTACATCTTTCTTGGCTCTGTAACGCTTTACACGCTCTCTCGTGGCCTCTCGCTTGGCTTCCTTACTCTGTGGCATCTTTCTCCTCAGCTTTCATACCTGCATACCCCTTCCCAATAATAAACGTCACCTTCCCCTGCATCTTCACATCAGCCTGAACAGGGAGAGGCATTCGCCCTTCTAAGCGGTCCTGAAGATCACGGCGAGCCTCGGTTTTCCCTTCAATAGCTTGAGCAAGCCACCTCTCCACTATCTCCTGAGCCCTCTCTGGCTTCTGCTCTAGCATGGCCTTGGCCAGCGAGGTCAGGGAAAGCTCCTTCTTGGGCCGGCCAGCAGGATTCGCATTATTCCCAGGCAGGAAACGACCATCTGGCCCTCGATTTACCGCCGTTTTATTCGGTTCAGTCACTTTAGTCCCATCCTCTTGATATACTGAGTCTGCATAGCTTCGGGTTTGAAGAGTTCTGTTATGTATTCCACAACCTTCATCGTACTAAAATCCCTGCACGAGAATACCCCGATGTACGCCCGCTCATACTCAGGCCACGTATGTATATCAATCCCGCTCTCAGCGATAATGACATTTCCACTTACGCCGGCCTCATGACCGTTCTTCTCAGGCGGTGGATCATACTTCACCACTTGGGGCACGGTGATCTTCTGCATCCCCATGAGGACAGGCAGCTCGTCCAACATCCGATAGACAGCCTCCACGCTGGACAGAGCAGGAGACGAGCTTATGAGGTCGACTACGACATGCTTCACCGTCTCTACTCCTCATAAGTCACCGTCCCTTCTTCATGTTATTTTCCTGACATTTTCGAAGCTATCATTTCCCCCTAGCTTCAACACCCCCCTTGACTTGTGTGTGTGTATGTGTTAGCCTTGACCGCAGGAGGTGAGAGATGAGATTCAAGCTCGGCAGATTCAGAACTGAAAGCCAGTACAGCGGCAAGCCTGAACCTGTGTACATTGATGGGTCTTTTGAACCCCGTGATGTAGAAAGCAACTGGGCCCTCTACATCGATATGCCAACGTTGTTTGTCGCATACGGCCCCGCAGTCCAAAGCGGCAACTGGCGCTGGTGTACCTCCATAGCTAACGGCTATGGCCCAATCCAATGGCAAGTCGAAAGCAAGCCTAGAGAGTGGACAGCCCCCGAATGGTGGGAGTTCTGGGGGCTAGTAAGTGGCATCAGGGCACTTAATGAAGCCTACGAGTTCGCCCGCTTCGGCAATAACGGCATAGGCGATGATAAGGCTCTGCTCAAGTGTAAGGACATAAGCCTCGCCCAAACATTGGCCACCAAGCTTGATAACATCATCCCTCGGGCCAATGAACTCTTGCATAAGTTACAGGAAGTCTAAAAACAAGCCCGATGCAAGGCTAGAAAGGAGCATGATGGCAAACTGTAAGAGATGCGGACAGCCAGTCAACAGCTACAACGATGGCATTGACTGCCTCGAATGCAAGCAATGGTTCTGTGACAACTGCTACGATTGTAGTCAAGGTGATGGCTGCCACTGCCATGAGAATCCGTATCCCAACTTGCCTCTACCCAAGGTTGAGGAGGCCCTATGACTCAGCGCCCGGTCTGCCCCAAATGCGGCTCTAACAATGTCTACGTCCATACCGATGGCACTATCGTCTGCCGCCGGTGCGGAGCTCAGACTAGAAAGGAGTGAGATGGCACACACACCAGGGCCTTGGGAAAGTAAAAGGACTAGCGACGGCTATTACATTCACCCTTCTAGCCTTGAAACTGAGATAGCCGACCAAGAGATAGCGCTAGTCTATGACCTGTCTACTGACCAAGAAGAGGCCAACGCTCGCCTCATAGCCGCAGCGCCAGAGATGCTCGCAACTCTGAAGGAGGCTTGGGCTTGGCTAGTAGGCTATAAGGAACTAAAAGGCGTAGTCTCATGGGTAGAGCAGACCATCGCCAAGGCTGAGGGCTAGAAAAGCGGCCATCGCCTGACCTTCTCAACACAGAAATCATCGACTAACACCTGGGCATCTTCCAGCATGTCCTCTAAAGCGGTAGGAATCAGCTCATCCCTTTTCACCGACAGCAGGATGCGCACTATGGCACACTTATTCTCGATACTATCAAGGTAGCCTAGTAATTCCTTCTTCGCTTCAGAGTGCATCACTCAACCAACCTCACCGCTCCACAATCAAATGCCGAATATCGGCTAAGTTGATGTAAGCCGCATAAGTAGAACCATCCGTGTTAGCCCTTTGCTCAAAATTGCCAAGTCCAAGACACTCTCGAATGTCCGCCATCCGACAGATAACAACCGCATCAGTAAACTCTTGAACATAAAACGAGGCTGTTGCCTCACCATCTATTATTTTCTGGCATTCGGTTTTGGTGCCGCTGTTCCTTCGCAAGCGTATAGAAATCTGCCCGTATTTACTAATCGGAATGCGCCGCTTCCGCCATGCAAAGGCAGTATTGCCAACCCAAATATCAGCTACTTGCTTTTGGTCTTCCGAGTTACTAGACTTTCTGCCATTCACATCGCCAAAGGCGAAATCATCTTGAAAGGACATTGAATTTGCCCTTTTCTAACCCCCAACCCTCAAAGCCATGCCTATCCTCTCGACTGAACAGGTCAAGCCTCGGCTCAGGACTCACAACCCGTACAAGGTCATAGAACTCATCGGGTTTTCTGGAATGCTCTTTGACCTTCCCGTCGAAGTCCAGCCGACGCCCCAACTCAAGCAGTTTTAGATTCCCAATCCGTCCAAAGAGACAATGCTCTGTTGAATACATCCAGCTATAGGGTGTGAAACCAACATTCTTTCTCCAAGTTAGCAAGCATTCGTAGTTCACACCCCAAACATCAAACATCTGAAACGCATCGGGCACAAACCTGTGAGTAGCCCAGAGATAGATATGGCACCCGTCCTCGGCAACATTCTCGCTGAGGCGCTGGGCAACCTTGTCTTTTATCTGCTCTAGGGTCATAATGGTATAGTCTAGATTCGTTTGCTGTCTTGGCCGCACTTCACGCTCTATCTTTGCCATCGGCCAAGGCGGGTCAATAATGATAGTTCGGTAACGGCCTTCGGGTGGGGGAATATCACAAATTTGTGATATTCGTTTTGGCAGATAGTCAGGAAAGTATCTGTGTAACCAGTTATGACCAGTATTGACATGAACCCCTATATCTTCGCAATATGTCTCAAATGTCTTATCTGACCAGCGGCGTCCTATCTTCTTCTTTGAATCCTCCGTTAGAAGTTCATGGGCTATCCGCAACTCAATAAGTGCTTCTGCGCCCTTTTCCCTAACTTCCTTGAATAGATTCCTGCACCTACCAACAGATTCCTCATAATCCCATTCAGAAGGAATCTCAACCGCTTGCTCAACAACAACCAAATCTGCCATCTATTCAATCAACCTCACCACTCCCGCTACTGCGGCACTGAATAAGACTATCCCTAGTATTACCCGATAGGGTTTTACCTTCGTGTATCTGCCTACCCACCACCAGAACAAATCACAGAGCGAGTGGATCGCCACCACTACCAGAAAGGTCAAGAGGAAGGCTTTCATCTTACTAAGTAGCCTGGTGTCCCCTCCAGCACCAAGCGCGCTGCAAACCCCCTGCTTTGTTGCAGCCGCCCTAAGTAACCCTAATGCGCTCCCGCCAGCATCATCAGGGGTTGCGGGCCCATCAAAAAAGCCGCCCGAAGGCGACCTAAAGCACAATTATCCAGTTTGAAATATCATAGAACACCGAAATCACTTTGTCAAGCCCCATTTTTAGCTTCGTTTTAGCGGACTTGACAAAATGCCCTGTTCGACCGAACAGCTTCGCTCTTTTTCCTTGTCTGCCATCGCAGTGAAGGCAAGGTTCATCATCTTTTCAATGCCATACTCTGTCGTCTTCAGTTGTTTCGCAAGCCCTGCAATAGACCAGTCTTTTGCATAGTGGAGATATACAACAAGGCCACCCTGCCCCGCTCTAGGCAAGCGAGATTCAAGTTCAGCGAGAATAACGGCTGATTTCTCAAAATAGCTACCCGCCTTATAACCAATTCCCCCGACTATAGGCACCTTACCCTCGCCCATTACATTCTCTTCCCGTACTTCAGGTGGCCAGTAGCCCAGTTCCAGAGTATGATAATGGAACCATAGCCACCTTATATGCAAGCGCCTATTATAGCGAATCTTGCTGGGCGGCCACCAGAGGTCATCAAGCCTTGGGCGCACGCCTTCTCCTCTTCTTCTCAGGGGGCACGGGCTTCAGTTCTAGCTGCCCAACCATAATCTTCTGTTTGGCTGTATCCTTGTTGCCCTTTCGCAAGTTGCATCGCTGGCAGAGCGTTTGGAGGTTATCTATTTCCGTCTTCCCGCCCTTGCTAACGGGGATTATGTGGTCACAATGCAGATAGCCTGTCGCTGGAAGCCAAGGGGATTCTTCGTAAACCTCGTGGTGGCCGCAACTCTGACAAGTGAAGTTGTCTCGGATGAATACCGCTCGCTTGAAGGCTGCTATGGAGTACCACCAAGTATAGAAGAGTCTCCTGCAGTCGCTACCATGAGGCCACCAAGTACCGCATTGGGGACACCCGCCCCGCTTGTCTAGTTGGACACTACATTTAGGGCAAACTTTGATAGGGGGACAGAACCGTGTGCTTCGGCCAATTAGTTTCTTGCCGCACCAGTCACAATGTCCTTTGGGGGCAAACTTCGGGATGTATGTTGGTATTGTCACCTTGGCAGCCGCTAAGTATCGCTTCATCTCAGGGGGCTTCGTTTCACCAATCGCTGAAACATGCTTATCGGGTGAAACTGGCTTCTCTTGACATCCTTGCTTGGGTGTGGTATCCTTATGCTGGGTATCAACCAAAAGTTCTCCCTTGGGAGCAGCGGGAGCCGCTGGTTTAGGCGGCTCTCGCATAATTTTGTCCACCGTCTCGCTGTCCTCCCAATCGGGCTCGGGCTTATCAGGGTTCCACTCAGCAGGCATAAGCGACTTCAGGAAAGCCTTCTCTTTCTCTGAAAGGAGTGCCCAGAATCTCATAGCTCCGTCCCATGCCCCTCTGGGCCGAAATGACAGCGAGCACACCAAACCTCGCAATTCTCTCTATTCGTTGGCCCACAATGGCTCAAGAACTCTAGGTGCACCAGATGTAAACCCCTCTCATCAGGCCCACAACCACAATGCATACAAAGCCCTTCGCTCTCTTCAACGAGTTGCTTCTTGAGCTTTGAACCTTCACGATACTCTTTCGCCTTCTTCTTGCTGATAGGCCGTATCCGTGTCTTCTTCATAGCCTCATCGGGGTAGGCACCGCCTCAACTCTTCTCTGCGGCAAGATGTCCCACCTCTCATCAGTTAGTAAGAGATGAGAGAAAAACCGCTTATTCAGCCTCCCTCGACTGCCGTAAGAAAGGAAGTCGTTATAGAGCGCCCTCGTCTCCAACATATACTCATCACCCTCGTCCCAAGCCTCACTAATCCCTGTTGGGCTAATTATGTAGAACAATCTATAGCCTCATCGGTATCGGGATATCTCGATCCTCGTCCTCGGAGGTATACTGAGTCATTACAATGCCTCAATCTCGTCATGCTGATTCCACATACCAACTACGAAGGCTAACCCGTGCTCGCACCAATCAAGATTCTGCACTTCCTGTATCTGACCACTTCCATTCACTACTATCCAAGGATGGTCGATACAACGAAACGGAGCACAAATCAGTACTGGGTCTACCTTAACCAATTTGACGGGTAGAGGCTTACAAGATAAGACGGCAAACCTCCAGCATTCAGCTCGTTCACCTTCAAAAACAGTAGGATAGCGCAACGGCAACTGTTGAATAGATTCAACTCTATCCAGTATTGGGGCCGGTACATCTCCTGCGTAGACAGCAGCATCACCACGCCATGAGCCATCTCTTGTTGAGACGAACGAGTTTCGCCAATCAAACGAGGCCGCATACCTAAAGCACTTTACAAATGTTTTTCCGACAAACCACCTATAGCCCATGTTCTTGAGAATGCACAGCTGCTCATATGTATATGGCCAAGGAGCACAGTCAGTCAGTAGGTCAGACCGATGTTGCAATGCCTGCAACCTGAGAACGTGATAGCTTGTAGCTTCCTCCAACTTAGTTCCATGCTCAAGTAGATAATCCTTTGCTAGCACTTTCTAACCTCCCTCGTATTTTGCAGCCCAATAACTGCTCTAGCTGGACAAAAGTTTCCTTGTCAAAGGTGATTTCTACACATCTGAAGTCAGTCTCCCCGTAGTAGCCAGGGAACGTCGGCCTTACTACAGATGTATTCAGTAGTTCCACAACTCTCGCTACTAATTCCGATTCAGTCATATCCCCTCCTATCTCACACTCCTTACCAACTCGAATGCCTCCTGCCTTTCCATAGGCATCTTCCTCCTCCTTTCACCGCTCTAACACTTCGACTCTTATCTGGGTTCGTGGCGGTACTTGTTTATTCACCTCAAACTTCGGCGGCAGCACCGTCAAGCACTCAGCCGAGTCATCTTTGAGAATCCCAGCATCCACCAAGCCATCCAGAAAGGGCTTTGCCCTCGCCAAGAAGTTGTCGGCATCACGCCGCCGCTTGTTGGGCACAATGAAGGTGTACTGTAACGTCGCCCTCTCAGGTGCTTCCCACCCGTCAGGCTTGTCCGCTATCGCCTGCCACCCAGCATTCAGCCTCGCCTTGGTCGTTGCCAAATGCCTCACCGTCCAGTGCACCCGGGCGTTAGGCGAGCACTCCTCTGGGGGAAGACCAAGAATCTCTACGGTTATAGAGTCATCCTTGCCTTGGGGTAAGGACTCAGGCATCATCCTCTCCCTTCGGGTAAATGCGCACCAACCTATCTCCCCTAGCCTCTACTATGGCCTTCAAGGAAGCCACCAGCACCTCTAACTCAGGCATCATCCCTCCTTTCTTTCTCTGAAGGGGAATACAGATTCATTTCTACCCTTTGTGACTGTCACGTGACACCTGTCACTACTGTCACGGAGCTATAAAGGTGAAAAGTGTGACGTGACAGGGGGGGGATATATATATCCCCCTGTCACAAAACACACATTAGCTGTCACGAACTTGTAACCCCCACCTTTTGTCAGGTAGTTTCACGACCTCTTGGCGTTTTCTCATCCGCCCTAGTGCTTGCCTCACGGTGTTCGATTTGAGGTCGACTTTCTCAGCGATTTGCTCCACAGTGAGTGCCCCCTCTGAGAGCAACAGCTCGTGGATTTGCTTCGTTGCGCTGAGCTGATTGAGGAAGTCTGCCATAGAAGTAACTGCTGCTTGCTCTATCCTGAGTTCGTGGTTGTCGTCCGAATAGCGCAGCCGCCACCCTAGCGGTTCATGCTGCCCCGATGTGTTTGCCTCTCGGTGAAAGAGTGCTACGCTTAATTCTTTCTCCCCTAGTTCTTGGCTCTTGCGAGCTTCCCAGATAGACCGAGCCCAGTAACCAAAGAGGGTGCTTCCATAAATGCTCTTTTTGCGGTTTTCATCCTTGGATGTCTGCGCTAGGATTAAAGTTGTCCTGTTAAGCCGCCGAAGCGCAGCATAGAATCGTTCTGGGGATTCGCCCTTCCATAAATCACCCCCCGCTGCCATGCCAAGGCTATCAATTACAAGCAACCCAGCCTTTGAGTGCTCTGCCATTTGAGCAATTGCTTCCATGTCATCAGCTAAGGGTAGGGCACAACGTCGATAATTGATGGTGACAAAAGGTAAACTGTGTGCCGTAGCAATCATCTTCAGCTTCCATGCCAGCTCATCTTTCGTGGTTTCCCAATCTAAATAGAGCACTGGCGTGCTTTGCTCGGTAGGTTGAAGGCCAAACTCGTTGTCAAGCCACGGCAACAGCACACATAGCGAGGCAAGCTGGGCAGTAGTCGATTTTGCTGCCCCTTTCTCACCAAAGATGATGGTTGCCATACCTCGGGGGAGAAGAGGCCAGAGCAGGTAGTCTGGTGGAACCAGTTCCTCTTCGGTGGAGATTTCCACCATCTCCTCGCCCTGCCGTAGTCGCCGCAGGAGGTGAGAGCAAAGCTGCTCAAAGATAGTTTTCCAGGGGAACTCAGCGAATTGATCGGTAAGATTCTTAACCTCTGTTCTGCGTGCTTGCGCCGACGAAAAATTGAACAGGGCTTGATGCAGGTGGGGCTCATAGCCCTCTCTCGTAGTTGTGATATGGATTTCGCCTGTTACTCTGCCATCTCGGTGCTCCCTGGTTCGGCCCACATCTATCTTGACCTGAGCCTCTTTCCACTCGAATAGAAAGCCGCCAGGTCGCTCGCTTATCTCTGGTGTCATACGATACCCTCAAAGCCTTTGTTGCCCTCTTTTTTCTGCTTCN